ACAGCGACAGGCGGCAGGGCGCAGGACATCATGGGCCAGCGGTTGTTTGAGACTGACCCGATGGCGCAAATGAAAATCCTGACACAGATGGCCCAAGCGCGGCAACGTGAATTAGCCAATCAACAGAGGTTAAACGTCACCATTCCGGCGGGCGCAGGCGCCCTTGCAGGACAGGTGCCCGGCATCCTTCAGTAAGGACCATTATGGCAGCTAAAAACGGAAGACGAATAATGGAGTTGCCTAAAATCACTCCGCTTGTGCAATTTGCAACCGCCGCTTTTGCTTTGGCGGTTGGGGGTTATTCGGCTGGCGAAAAGTTTGGCTGGTTTAAGAATGAAATCATCATTTGGGCGCCAGAACACTTTAAAATTGAGCCTGCTAAGATTGGGCAACCTGTTACAGTAACTGTGGCGCGCATTAAACGGCGGGATGATTGTTCCGTGGAAGACTTTGATGTGACGGTGAGAGATAGCGCCAGTGTTATACACTCCGCCACACCAAGCATGACGCAATTTACGGGGCCAGCAGGGCCAGAGGTTGATATATTTACTTATTTATTGGACATATCCGATAAAGAAACGATAGCGGCTGGCAGGGCAACATTGCTTGCCACCATTAAATATAAATGCCCTGAAGGTGAAAGAACTGTAACCTACCCACGGCATCAAAACCTAACCTTTATGCTGGAGAAATAGTGTGGACCAACTCCTTAACCTTGTTCGCACGGTTGCCCCGAGTATCGCCACCGCTGTTGGCGGACCGCTGGCTGGCATGGCCACGCGCGCCATTTCTGAGGCTTTATTAGGTAAGCCGGATGGCACCGAAGACGAACTTGTACAAGCTGCCTCCAAAGCCACGCCAGAACAACTTCTGGCGCTGAAGCAGGCTGAACAAGAGTTCGCCGTTAAGATGCGGGAACTAGACATTGACTTGGAACGCATTGCCAATGCTGACCGGGATAGCGCGCGAAACCGTGAAATCGCCACCAAGGATTGGACTCCCCGTATCCTAGCGGGTTTGATAACCACCGGATACTTTGGCGCCTTGTTTTTTATGCTGAAGAATGGGCTTCCCACACATGGCGGGTCTGAGGCTATGTTGGTGATGCTTGGCACCCTGGGGACTGCCTGGGGCGGTATTATGGCCTATTACTTTGGTTCCTCGGCTGGCTCCAAAGAAAAGACAGACGCGATGAATAGGATGGCACGTAAATGAGAGATAACTTCCCCCAGGCCCTACAGATGGTGTTGCATCATGAGGGAGGTTGGTCAGACCACAAGGATGATCCCGGTGGCGCGACCATGAAGGGAGTGACCCTGGCTGTTTATAGGGAGTATCTTGGCCGGGATGTGAGTAAGGAAGAACTGCGGAATATCCCCCAGGAACACCTGCTGAATCTGTATAAGACGCGCTATTGGGATAAGGCTAGATGCGATGACCTCGCTGCCGGGGTCGATCTGGTAGTGTTCGATATGGCGGTAAACGGGGGTCCAGGCCGGGCGGCGAAGCTGCTTCAGATAGCTGTGGGGGCTACACCGGATGGTGCTATTGGGCCAAAGACGCTTGCCATGGTAAACGCAGAAGACCCGACTGAACTGGTGAAAAAGTTTTCGGATGAGCGCAGGGCTTTCTACAAAGCTCTTCCGATCTATGCTACATTCGGCAAGGGATGGCTTCGCCGTGTCGAAGAAGTCGAATCTGAAGCCCTTAAACCTGTAGGAGATAAGTCATGATGAAGGGTAAGCCTATGGCCGGTAAGGCCAAAATGGGTATGGCCAGCTACAAGAAGGGTGGTATGGTGGGTGGCTTTAAGCCTTGCCCCGGCTGTCCGACTCCGGGCAAATGCCGTGCTGCTGGTAAGTGCTTGGCGAAAGCAAAGAAGTAATCCCAGTGTCAGCGATTAAGATCACCAAGTTTCTAGGTACAGCCCCGAAAAACGCTTCGGAGTTGCTGCCGGATACGGCTGCTCAAATTGCGCGCAACTGTAAACTATACTCTGGTGATCTTATTCCCTACCCACAGCCTACTATTGTGGCTGATACTCAGCGTACGGGTACTGTCCGTACGCTATACGCCCTTCGTGACCCGGACACTGACGCCCTTGTCTGGCTTAGCTGGAACGATGTGGTTGATATCGTAACGCCCGCTACGGATACCCTTGGTGAACAACGGTTCTACTATACGGGTGACGGTATTCCAAAAGTCAGTACATACGAGTTGGCTACCCAGGGGGCTGCGCCGTATCCAACCAACTATTATGAGTTGGGACTGCCACTCCCTACGGTTAAGCCAACTGCGTCGGCTACCGCGTTCTCAACGGTATCTACATCCTCATTTGCTCGCTCGGCAGGCAACAACGTCACGCTGGTTACCAGCACACCACATAATCTGAAGTCTGGGGTTGCTGTTACCATCTCCGGGTTTTCTTTCCGTACAGGTACTTACAGTCGCAGCGGGACTACGATTACTGTTACAATTACAGCACACGGTCTAAGCAGCGGTGCAGAGGTTCAACTCGGTTTCACTTCTGGTACTGCCACATCAAATGTTTACACGATTACAGTGACGGGTGTTGATACCTTTACCTGTGCGGATACCGCCTCAGGCTCTACCTCAGGCGATGTGCGCTGGGATATCGGTGACCTTAACACCACTGCTGAAGTGACGGTTATCAACTCAACTACGATCCGGTATTTTTCGTCCGGCCCTATCGTCACGACTACAGCCAACACAGATGGTCGCATCGACCTTGGTAGTCAGATTCAGGCCCGGTCTTATCTATATACTTGGTACACAGGTTGGGAGGAGGAGTCGATTGGCTCTGAACCTTCTGATGCGTTGTTTATCAAGGAAGGTCAGATTGTTACGGTTGCCACCCTCCCGACTGTGCCGCCGTCTGGCAGTAACTTTGTCCGTGGAATACGCCTCTATCGCACTCTTGCAGGCACCACGGATGCGGATTACTTCCGGCTAAAGACACTTTGGTTCCCGAACTCTGTCAGTAATGTGGAGCGTACTTCCAACGTCTCGACAGTAAAGTTCACGTACCCTCACCAGTTGTTTGAGGATGATCGGTTTAAGATCAGTGGGTGTAGCGTAGCTTCTTTCAACATTACCGGTGGCATAGTCACCGAAGTTGTTGACCAGTACACGATTAAATACGCTCAGACTGCCGGTAACGTAGCTTCTACTGCGGCCACTGGTGATCTGTATTACGATGTGTCTGAAGACCCTCCGACTTCTACGGCACGGTACTGGGGCGACGGCGGTGACTTCACGTTTACTGATGACTTCAACTTCAGGTCTCTAACCGAGATTCTGGATTCCAACACGTATGATGCGCCGCCGGGTGACCTGGAAGGTTTGACCCTTATTCAGAACAGCATCCTGGCTGGGTTTGTTGGCAACACTCTCTATCTGTCTGAACCCGGTGTGTTCCATGCGTGGCCTGATTCTTATATCAGGACGTTCGATAGCAACATTGTCGGGCTGGCTCAGATCGGCGGTAACCTGCTGGTGCTGACGGAGAACTACCCATATGTTCTCTCAGGTTCTAATCCGGCTGTTATGTCTCAAGCGCGCTTGTCGGCTAGGTACCCCTGCTTGAATCGGCGCAGCATTGTTGAGACTAGCTTTGGTGTTGTCTATGCCACGCATGATGGCCTTGTGCTGTACTCACCTGCAACTTCTGCCCAGTTGTTCACCCGGTATGTTCACAGTAGCGATACCTGGAACGCGGCGCTTGACCCAAGCACACTGGTTGGAACAGCCTATAAAGATACCTACATCGCGTCTCATTCTACGGCTTCGATTGTATATGAGCCCGGGGAAGCGCGAGGTTCTGCACCGACCTTCGTGGACAATGACTTTGCGTTCAGCGCCACATGGTATGATCCAATCACTAACAACCTATACGTAGCCGCTGGGGTTGATGGTGACGTTTATAGGTGGGATGATTTGACGCAGCCGAACTCCACAATGTATTGGAAATCAAAGACTTTCGTCACTAAAGACTTCACGAATGTGGGTGCAGCGCGGATTACTGCTGACTATACCGGTGTACCCGGGTCATCTTTGTGGCAGTCCGTTGATACTAACTGGGAGGCCACCGAAGAATTGTGGAACGCTACTGACCCCGTTACTTTTAAGCTGTACGTTGACAAGAACCTGATCTTTACAACGACGCAATCTAATGATGGTATATTCCGCCTTCCGGCTGGGTATAAATCTGACACGTTTGAGGTAGAGCTTCAGAGCTTGATCCGTGTCCGTGCAGTGTATCTTGCTGATACCCCGATTGGTTTGAGGACAGTGTAATGCCACGCTTTACAGGTATCCCAGATATTCCTCAGGGTAACATTGATGAGTGGCAGTACCGTGTTCTCGACACGATGAAGCAGAATGTTGAGCTTCTGGCCGGGATTCGCAACGAAGAAGATGGGGCTAGTGCTGCTGTCCTGCGATCATCTATCACGACCAAGGCTCCCCCGACTGCAAACTTCCAGGGGTCATCCGCTCAGGGCAGCGGGTTCACAATCTCTGGAGTTCAGGTTGCTTCCCTGAACGACCATATTGCTTTAATCCGTGACTTCCAACTGCTCGCTCAGGATGTGGCTAACTTGCGGGCTGTTGTCACCACTCTCGTCAACCAACTCAGGGGGTCATAATGGCCTACACATCCTCCGCATCTGACCTACCCCCGGCTCTGGCGAGCCTCCTTAATGTGGGGTCGTCTGCGACAACTATGCCGATGAATGGTGGTATCAGCACGGCTGGTATGGCTCCTGCGATGGCCCCTATGGTGCCTGCGTTTCAGATGGGTGGGATGGTTGGCCCCGGCGGTATGCCGGTACGCCCTGGGATGGGTTCTGCTCCGATGATGGGTGGAGCCCCAGGGCTGGCTCCTCCGGGTGCGATCTCACAATCGCTGTCGCCCGAGCAGATTCCTATGGAAGTTCAGCGGTTTGTGCAGCAGAACCCACAGCAGGTTCAACAGATGGTGGCTGCCCTTCAGCAGCTTATCCAGTCTGGCGGCGTGACCGTAGAAGAACTGAACA